ACATCTGCTTGGGCAGCAGTGTTTAAAGAGGTGATAACTTTATTGACCTCGGCTTGACTACAGCCTTGCTCAACAGCAGCTTCAATAATCTTTTCTCTTTGAGCTCTTTTCCTTTTTATCTTTCTATCAGATAGGGCATCGCTCTCTGGTCTGGTTAAGAGAGACTGTACATACCCTCTATATGTAATTGTAAGTTCATACTCGTCAGATTCTCCATTTCTTGTAAAATCGTGATCAATTACAGTTAAATCCAAAACATTTGAATTTTGAAGATACCACTCATAAACTTCGGCAGCCTCAACTGCACTTGGAGAAGATGCACCTTGAGGATTTGGATTAGCACGAGCACGATAATATAATCTCATTCTATTGTAGTTTGGAGAGAACTGACTCTTAAAAGTTTTTCCATATCCATCCGCATCTTTATCGTAGAAAGGAAATAATATTAAATCAAAGAGAGAATAATTAACTTCTGGTTCATAATCATAAGACCATGTTTTGCTAAACTCATCAATTGATGATGCTCTGAATTTTACAACTACCTCAACATCATTTCTTGCAGTTGATGGGTTGGTTCCCTCATATGTAATATCAACATGAAAATTTACATTCTGTAGTGCTTTGAATGCCGGAGTAATAGCTTGTGATCCTTCAGCAGGATCTTGTGCTTCAACCATTGCTGGTGCAGGTGTAACAGCACCACCGCCGGACTTACCTGTTCCTTGGAAGATACTGCCTCCACCTGCCGGTTGCTCTAGTGCTACTTCACCAGTGGTAACTTTATTTGAAGAGTTTATTATAGGCAACTCAACAAGCCCACCATTTGAATCACTTCTAATAAATGAAAGCCTAACATCAACAAGAGGCTGACTTAAATATCCAAAAGTATCACCAGATCTGCTAGTATAAAAGTTATTTACATCAGACACGGCAGTTAAATAATTTGTAAAGTGACTTACTGGATCACATCTAAATTTGGCTATCTTGCCGCCATAAGGCAATTGATCAGAATTGGGATTATAATTTAGTGAAACATCGTAATATTCATTTAGCGGCTGTAGCAAATTCAGTAAGACACACTGCTTAGCAACTGCATCGCTTATTTGTTCTGCTTTTGCCTCTTGTTGCTCTGTTAACTCTGGTTCCGTTACATCACCAAGTATTCCAGACAGCCTTGCATTTACTTCTTCTGCACTGGCTGGTCCTATAAATGGATTTTCAAACGGATTGTCAACCAAACCTAAAGTTAGTGATGAAAAGTAATCTCCAGCACCAGCAAGAATCGCATCTAGAAAAGGAACACCTTTAGCAGTATCAATAACTATACTTTCAACCAAAGAGCTATTTTGTCTCATAACATCTTCGTTAGTTTTTACTGATTCGTCGTTTAATTTTTCTTCTATTAAAGCCATCAAAAGTTTGTTTCTACTTTCGAGGCCATCATCTCCCCCAAAGAATGTTGTTTCGGGTTCAACAAATACATCTGCTAATTGTTGCTTATTGAAGTTTGGTGCATTTCCAATTCTTTCTCCATAAATTATTAAACCTTCAGCAACATTAGCAAAATCTCTTGCAAACTCGGATTTTGTAAAACCCGTGCTTGTTAATAATTTTTCGATCACCTCAGTATCGCTAGCATCAGCAACTCTTGCTAATGTACTGACCGTACCTAAGTCCGGTGTGTAATTTGGGTCTCTGAAATTACGTAAGACAGTATCGCCGTAACTACTCATAAATAATCCTATAAAATGTCAAACAAGCTGACTGGTGGTATTAGAACTTCATCTCCAACTTCAAAGTGAGCATCAGTCGGCTTTTGATTAAAATATCCGATGAGCCACCAATATTGGCCGTCGCCATAAAATGTATTAGACAGTCTAATCAGCTTGTCGTTTTTAGTCCATACATGGGTCTGAGTTCTAAAACCAGATCGATCTATTTGATTAAAATATTTAGTCCTAAATTGTTGTATTGATAAAACACCACGATCTCGTAACATTTGTTTGTACAATCTGGTGTTGTTAATTGATGTATATTGATTTAAATATTTAGGCATTTTTTCATTCTTCCGTTGGGTTATCGTATGTTATTCCAAATGGCCATCTAATAGAATCAGAATTAGCATAAAGTTCTTTATTTTCATCATTGATATCTGTAGTTATGATCTTACCCAAATTCGAGCTTGGTGTTCTCGTGCTAAAATCTAATGAAAAAGATTTTGGTAAGAAAAAAGAAGCATACTCAAAAAATCCCATTTCTAAATCTATATCCAAAGAAACAGACATGACCTCAAGGGCCAAACCATTTTGGAGTGTCTCATCTAGCGAGTAAGTGTTTCTCGCACCTGAGTAACTTGGTGCCTTAATGAGATTTGATAATAATACTTTATTTTTGACATCTCCCGACAAAATTACCATTCTAAATAAATATGCCATCTTAGCAGCATTTCTCAGTGCATCATTTACACTATATGAAACTACATTAAGTTTAAAATCAAATTTTATTTCTGCACTGGCACCAAACATCGGTATGGTTATATTAGACTCAGAGCTGTCAAATTCTTTTACTGTTTGTTCTTTTGTGTAGGAAAATGATTCAAGAAAACAAAGAAACTTTAAAACATTAGTATTTTCAGCAACATCGCCTTGTATACTTCCATCATTTGGGCAGATAGAAAAGAACATATTTTTATTTTTTGAGTATTCAGTTGTCGCACCAAGTGTGTAATCGTTCAGGCTTCTATAGCTAAATGCCTTATTGTTTCCAAACAAACTTGTGGGCACATTAAAAGGGAAGCCCTGTGTATCAACATTCTTACCAGTAGTGGTCTCTGGAGCACCAATTGACCTTTCTGTAGCCGCAAGTGCTGATAAATATTCTTGCGATTGGAAGGCATATGCTTTTTGTGTGCCATCGCTTTGGATTTGGAGAGGTGCTATTGTTTGACTTTGGTTTACTGCTGCGGAGTTTTCAAGCACATTGTTATCTTGGAACGGTGTATTTGGAACAGCGATATCAAAACTTATATTAAAAGATTTGAAATAAGTTTGTCCGTTGAATTCAAAAACACCCATTTCTAAATCAGGTGTCATATTTAAATTTTTTACAACACCTCGAAGTCCATATTTTCTAATATTATTAAATGTGTAATCAAATGGCGAGTTAGATCCATATCTTTCAATCATCTTTCCGTTGTTTATTAAATTGTTAAATAGAACATATGATTTTGGAAATCTGTATCCATTTGGATCTGCTGGATTTGTATTTGCTAAATATGGATATGTTATAATTCTTTCTAACTCTGAGAATTTTGCCATATTAGAAATGGCCTCATTTACAGAGTGAGCGGGTACATCGAACGAGATACTATATGAAAACCCAAACTTACTAAGGTAACTTGCTATGTATGGGCTTGTTAAAGCTTTCTGGTCATCTCTGGATATATCAAAGTTCAGCTTAAAGTTTTGCAAGAATGCTTTAAATGTTACAACTCTTTTTGATACTTTATCAGCAAAATCATAATCACAAGCGAAACAAAGGATAGCATCTTTATTCTCAGCATACCTTTCGGATCCATTAGTACCATGGTGTCTAGCGATATTTTGATTAGTTGGAGTGTTGCCAAAGTCTTGAATTTTTATACCATTGTAAGGATATGGCTTAACCCCCTTATTCCAGAAAGCCATTTACTACCCTCCGCCGACCTTAGCCATCTCTGCTCTAACCATCTTTTTTACTTCTCTACCGTCAATATAAACATGCACAATTGGAGCAGGTACTTTAATTTCTGGTATCTTGACCTCAACACTTATGTTCTCGGATGTGAAGCTTGTTAGTGCTGCACCCTTCGCAGAAACCATGGAGGTCTTAGTGCCATCAGTTGTGACAGCAAAGAAGCCATCTTCATCTGTTAATGATTGAATAACACCTAGTGCTGCAACGACAGTCCCTAATCCAGATCCCATCTTCATAAGCCCTTCGCCCATCATATCAAAACCAACACCAATCGCCATGGCAGATATGGCAATCATTGCTAAAACAGGTGCAGCCATTACTAGCAACGGAACAGCGGCCCCGAGAGATGATGCTCCGAGGAGCACACTGGTACCAAAGTATGCAAATGCTCCTCCGACCATTATAAGTTTGGCGGCAAACTCTGGCAGAACAGAGAGGTTATTTATTAATAGAGTCATCAATTCAGTGATAGAATAAACCAACAAAGCAGCAGATGCTGCCACTGCTGCGATAACTAGACCACCAACTACTGCTTGGCCTTTAATTGTATTAAATGCTCTACCCAATGCAACAACACCAGCGGCCATAAAATGAAATGCTGCAACGAACACTGGATTTATTTTCGTGCTCAACACTTGAACCAGTGATACCAATAACAGAACCAATCCCAAAACACCACCAACGGATGCCAGTTTACTTGCGATACCAAGTGCCTGAATACCAGCCGCCAACATGGAGATCATACTAACAACTGGAGCATATAATAGATAACCCGCCAATACAATTCCGAGCAGTGTAAATGCAATTCTTGTTTCATTACTATAATTTATAATTGATATAAAGTTTTGAATTGCTTGTCCTATAACTTCAAAAACAAATCCAAGACCAATAACCAAAGGCTCAAGTGCTACTCCAAGACCCATAACTGCTATTTTAAATTGTTCCATGATTGGGACCATTTTTGCCGTTAAGTCAGCGAGTTGATCTTGCCTCATTGCCGAAGCTTGCATTTCAGAATTGAATTTTGCAAGATCTGCTGGGTTTCTAGCTATATTCAACAATCTTTCTGCCTCGGCTGCATCTTTGGCTCCGATTGATTGAGCGATGTACATTTGTGTATAGCGGTCAAGGTTCTTAAATCCACCCGTTGACATTTGGATTTCCTGAGCCAACATTGATAATCTTTGGTCTGTTGTTGCATTTAGCATATCGATGGTGCTAAGGTTTGTACCTAATACAGCATTTAAGCTACCAACAGCCTCTGCTGCTCCCTTGAAGTCGTCAAACCTTTGAGCCATACTAGCCAAAGATTCAATTGCAATACCAGTGACTTTGGCTTGTGCTTCTAATTCTTTAAATACATTAACTGCACGGTCTCCAAAACCAATAAGATAGCCATTTAAATTTTCAAAATCAGACAATATTTTTGAGGTGCTTATACCAATTCCTGTTCCCGCAAGTGCAAGTTCTCTTGTGAGGTCTGCTGATTGTATCGCTGACATTCCCATTGCTTTAGTAAAGAAGTCCATTGTTTTAGCAGATAGATCTGCTGCTACTCCAGTCTTTGCAAGGAGGGCAGCGGTCTCTCCAAGTCTAGCATTTGTCTCAGTTGCGGCTGGATTAAAAGCGGAGAAATTATTAGCCAAGGATCCCATAGCTTCACCAGCATCATCGATGCTTACACCAGATAGCACACCTGCCTGACTTATGTCTGTCATCACACCTTTAAAATCACCAGCAAAACCAGTTGTTCTTTGGAATTTAGAATTAGCGACATCTAGTGCTAAAGCAACAGCGAGTACAGACTCGGCTACCTTAGAAACAATAGAGGAGAGGATATTAGCAGTGCTAAATGTTGTATTTAGAGAGGCATTTAGTATTTCTGCACCCCTGCCTGATTGTATAAGATTATCATTCATTAGCATGAACTTACCAGCAGTGGTATCACTGAACTTTTGAGCCATGCCTAATTTACCGGCAATGCCCCCAATAAATTTATCTGACTCCTGACTGGCCTCTTTAATTAATTCTTGTTGGGCTCTCTGTTCCGCAAGCAGCTTTAAAGCAGCCTCTTTGTATGATAGATCCTGATTAGCCAGAATGGCAGCCTCTATTGATTTTTCTACTTGCTTTTGTTGTTCAGCAGTAAGAAGTGCTTCAATTTCAAATTCGTTTTGAAGTTTATCAACCTTTTGTGCTATAAGAGTCAAGTCTTGCTCTAACAAGCCTGCTTGAACCCGAAGCTGCTCACTTACATCACCGACGACTCTAGCATCTTGTAATCTAAGCTCTAACAGTTCTTTTTGCTTAGCGATTGCAGTCTCAAGTTTCTCAATCGCCGCAGCCAGTTCCGCTTCTGATGGTATGTCACCGTCTTGTGGCATTTATTATTCCTCGTCAGAGAACGGCCACTTAATGCCGGTCTTGGATTCAAAGTTCTGAACTGCTTGTTGTAGCAAACCTCGTGCTTTGTTTGTCATCGGATGATCATCACCAAATCGAGCATATGCTTCAAGATAATCTTTTTCACGAAGCAAAGCATCGGCATAAGCCTTTACATCTTCAACTTCTCCTCGAATGACAAAGTTGAGTCTGTTTTCCTCTTCCTCTTCTTTTAACGACATGTTCAAAGAGAAATCTTTTCCAAACATTTGCCTAAGAAGAGATTTTGACCATGAGCCAATCATCCTAAGCCAACTCTCATTTAATTGGTTCTTTTTTGTTAAATCTATTACAATCATAGCGGTGTCCTCTTTATAATTAGATCATAAACAAAAATGCTCTCGAAAGAGCATTATCGTTTAGACTTTTTCATTGCCTTTTCATGTTCTTCTTTTTCTTTCTCGTACTCTTTGATTGTCCGATCAAGCCACCACTTACGGAGACCAACAGGAAGATTGTAAAGTTCGATCAAAGACCATGAACCGTAATGCTTGAGAACAAAGAATTGCTCATAAACATTAGCCATGTATTCATCTGTTAGGCCAAAAAAAGTCTGCCCCGAAAGGCACCTCCAGTTCTTGTTGATAATTACAAGACGGACATGTAAAGTCTTCGGTAATTTTAATATCTGGAGAGCACTGTCTATAGGCGGCTCTTAAGAAAATTGAATCTTGTGCTGGTATTTTATCAGCGACATGATTTACAACTTTAGCTTCGCTATAACCATTCACTGAGACAATAAATTTTTTCAATTGATCTGACACATTTTGTTCTGCGACATTATTCTTAGACAATTTTTGAGACTTCTTAATAATCTCAAGTTCATCTTTACCTCGCAATAATCTAAACTCGACCAAGAACTCTGTTACAGGAAGTGTAACCTTAAAGGTTCCATTGTCTGTTGGAGTAATACCATATTCTCCAATTTCAGATCCTTCAAAAACATCTGCCTCATTTAAATCAAAATCATATGGACTGACTTCGGTGCAATTAGGGCATGTGACCTTTGTGCTATAAATATTTCCGTATGCTGATTTTCTAGCCGAAATTAGAATTGCATTGCGGTCTCCGACAAGAAGATCCTGAGCGGCAATGTTCTTGTTACAGATTACAGATTCAATAAGCCTTTCAATAGCAAGACCTTTCTTTAACAGAGATCGAGAAGAAAGTATATCTTCTTCTTTTGCGGTCATGTATTTAATCTCAATCGTCTCTTGATTGTGTAGTGGGTGACCTTGTGGATATCCTCTCCCTCTAGACGGGAGTTCTACATGTTCGGTTGGGGATACAAAATCCAGTGGATTTGGCATTGCCGCAACGGGTTCTGAGCCAGCATCACCGTGGGCTCCAAACCTTTCTTCGTTGTTTCTACTCAATTTTCACCTCGCTGTTTATCTTGAGAAATTTTGGTATTTGTTTGTTACTAGTGGGAGATTGATGTCTAAGTCTGAGTCACTCTTGTGTTCTGCCCAATCGTACATAATATCTAGTGTGCATTCAACTAAATCATCTGAACCGTATTCTAGGCTCCCCCATGAGATATTTGTTATAATTGGATTGATGAGTTCCCACTCTTCGACAGTGTTAGCATCTGGGATAAATGTACCCGTTTGAGTCGCTAAATCATTGTCAGGACTTGGCGAACCAAAGTCTATTTGTTGTATTCTTATGGTTCTATTATTTGCACTAGGACTTTCATCACTGTAATTACTTGGTCCATAAAGGCCATCGCCAAATGAGTTAGCTATTGTTGATGCTTTCTCTGCGGTTGTGATGGGGCTATTTGCTGCACCACGGATTGGCTCTTTTCCCAAACCATGTGTGTCTGTTGTGGGGGAAGCATAGCCTGAGTTCTTAAGCATCTCGTAAAGCATTTGTGATGTATCAAACTGTCCTCCGGTTCCATTCATATCGACAAATACGATTTGAATCGGTTGCCATCTTACGAGGCCCGGATAGTTAAAGTAATGATTCATCAAGCGATATTCTTTTGTTCCTACCTCCACTGCTGGTTTTGTAACAGATTTGACATTAGGAAGAAAAAAGCCCGATCCAAACGAAACGATGAAACGGGACTTTATTTTTGGATGAATATTTGGATTAGTCCAGAAAGACATTTTTAGTTATCATAAAAAGTTTTGTTGTCGGGGATATTTCCAAGTTGGTTTGTGAGTCCAGTTTGAGCTCCATCAGCCGTTGGTCCGATTTCACAAACTGCCCAGTCATAACGAAGTTCGATTTCGATTTCTGTGAGGTCATCGCTTTCGTATGACAATTCACCAAAGTTGACGGCTTTGATAAATGGATTCTTAAGAGTCCACGATTCTGTCACTGCACCTTCAGCATCGATCTGCTCAATTATCATATAGCCGATAGATGCAACCGATTTACCTTTTGACATAGTTATCAAATCAGCAGGTGAGCCGGGGATCTGATATCCAGAGGCAACAACCATAGCATTTGTTTGTGCAACAGCACCGGGTGATACAGGATCAACTAATGTCATTGAAATTGTATCCCACTCAACTCGTCCCGGAAAATAAAAGTTGTGATTAAGATATGAGTGACTTGATTCAGTAATTGTGTATGATGGTTTACCTACTTGCTTGGCAAACCAAACAATGTCTCCACCGTTCAAGCCTTGAAATGTAATTTTAAATCTAAATCCTCTTTTGGGATCTTTCGATTGAGCATTGTATTGTTCGGACCAAAAAGCCATTGAATTAATCTCCTATTATATTAATTATATCGTTATACAAATTCCGCACCAGTATTTGTAACAATTAAGTCTACAACAATGTATTCAATTGCTCTGGTTGGTTTGATGAAGACCTTAGCATAGAGAATGTTTCTATCAATGAGGTCTGCTGTAGTAGTTGTTTCATCAAGAACAACTTTGTAATCAGTTACACCAAAGTTTGCTTTAACTTCAGAAAGAACTTGATCAGCTTGAGACTTGAATGATAACCAAGTCGCATTTACATTTGGCTCAAAGAGAAGTCCACGAGAGATTCTTGATAACTCTCCTTTGAGGTAGATAAGTAATCTTCTAACATTAATTCTATCAAGTGCCGAAGGAGTAGCCTGAAGTGTCTTCTGACCAAATACAACGATACCTTCACCGGGGAACGATGCGATTGGATTAACATTGATTTGATACAATTTATCTCTTTGCTTGGCTGTAAGAACACCGTCAACATTAATTACTCCGGGTCCACCAACTCCACCGAGAGGATTGAGTCCTCCTCTTGTGAAACCAGCAGGAGCAAACCACAGATCTGATTGTCTTTCGGAGTTTGCAAATGCACCGATTGCAGCAACTGATGGAGGAGCCCACAGCTTACCAGAGTCAAAACCAGTGTTTGCTTGGATTTGAACCCATGGATAGAAAGTACAGGCAAAGCTTGAATTAAATTTTCTAGCCTTTACATTTGTAATGACAGTCGATACAACACCGACGGCTCTATTTTCTTGTTCTGTCTCTGGAATATATCCGCCTTCTTGATCAATAACTCCAAGAAGATCTTTTCTACTTTCGCATATTGAGATAACTTTGTCAGTGACTTTGCTTTCCGTGACACCGGGAACCGAGAGAGTATTAGCAATCACTTGCTCACTATCACGAATACTGTCAAGTGCTTTGAACATTGAGTAAAGTGTGTAATTGGTTGAAGTAGTGCTGTTTGATCCATCTCCCAATATTGTGTTTCTGAATGGTTCTTTTTCCGTGATATCCATCCCGTCAAAGCCACCCCATACTGGCATGATAAATTGTTGAACATCATTGTCTAACAAGTCGGCCGCCCCGCTGGTAGCAGTTCTTGATGTTCCTGCTCTTCTAGAACCAGAGGTATATGTTGTGGTTCTAAGGTTTGTATTAACCAATACATCGTCAAGAGTAAAACAGAATGAGTGTTCAAAGTCACCTGCGGTATCGAGAGCATAATTATTGACACCCTCTGCAAGTCTTCTAACATAGTCAACATATCCGTTATCAATCGTGCTAGTAGCAGAAGTCTCCGTTGGTCGAATACCATACATGACTTCAAGTTGATCAGGTGGATTACCTTCAGCACCATTGGCACGGAGGGCTAACTTTGGAAAAACAAATGAGGCAGTGTATGCTGTTGTTGGAACATGTGCGAATGCACCGTGACCAACAGAGGCAGGTACACCCTGTTGTACAAATGCACCAACGAAAGCATCATCTTCTTCATTATTTGTTCCTTCAGGAAAAGCATCAGTAGAACCACTGATGATAGTAAATCCTTTTGGTCTAATTGGACCCAAGAAACCAAATGGTGCTAATCCAGCAGCACTTCCGTCTCTTACGATATTACTAACAACAACTCTAAAGTAGTTTGAAAGATTGGGCTCATCACCACTTACATCATATCTACGAGTGGTCTCGTTCCATGTCTGAACTGTGTCACCAATTCTTTTAACAATATAATTGTCAGATTGAGGATTAAGATCAAGATTTCTAAACTCTTCTAGTATACTTCCACCGATGTCTCTAACTTGTACATCAAATTGAGAGAAAGAGCTTACTGAATTATTAAGTGGCAATGTAATGTTGGTAATAGCAATTAAAGTATTGTTCTGTACATCAGATCCACCATGTAGTGATTCAAAGTAAAAAAGTTTTGTATTGCTTGCAATTGGATCAAATTGACTTGAAGCACCTTGGTCCTGAGCGATTACATCACCAGATCTAGCTTTCTTATGTACCTCAGCATGATCACTCCAGTTAACAGATCCACTCTCAAGAGCATAGAGAACACCATATACATTTCCGTTTGCACCAGTATTAGTAACTGTATCTTCAACGAATCTATCAAATGTTTCACCAAGCCAGTAAGTCTTCTGATTTGATGAACCAACAAGGGTGCTATTTGTTTGCACTGGATTTGTGCTGAATTGATTTCTGATGTATTTAGAATTATCGGAGCGATCAAAGTTGAAAGAAATAGTTTCTAAGTTATCTCCGCTTGAATTAAATACGCCAATTTTAAACTCTTTGCTGGCACCTTGTGAGCTGATAAGACAACCAACAGACGATGTAACATCTGGAACATCACCAGCAATGGTACCAGACAATGTTAAGAAACCACTGTTAGCATAAAATACGGCTGCTAGTGAACCTGTTTGAGCGGTGTTTGCTGCACCTGAATTAATTAAGAAAAGACCGTATGCGGTCGAGTTACTAGCAGCATCTTCATTTGGACTTCCAGCGAGGGTCCATCCGGGGGTTATACCACTAGTTATTGCTTGATTTGGATTCTCATCACCCAAGAGTCTTACAAAAGTTACGGGTGTTGTTTGAGATGCCAAATGGGCTTGGGCTGCAAGAGCAGCATATTGTGGACCCTGAACGAATCCAGCTCTCCAAATGTCATCTGTAGAGCCTGCTGATCCGAGCACAGGTGCTCCAAAGACATCAACAAAATCTTCATAAGATCTAATTCTAACAGGCTGTAATGCAGGTCCACGACGGGCTCTACCAATTAAAATTGGCCCTGCTTCAATGGCTTCCGCAGGAAGGATGGAATTATCAATCTCTCTAATGTTTACACCGGGAGACAAGAAGTCAAACTTAATCATTAAAATATCTCCTATAATTTAATGTTATTCGTAGTAAATAGTTATTCAAATACTCAATAACCCAATCACCTATTAATCATACAAATTTCTTGTCATCACTAATATTTTTAACCAATCTCTCGCCAACGAGTTTAACTTCAACAATATTCTCTTTTGTTACCACTTTTGGCTTTGCATCGTTGACACCTTCACCATGAACATATCCTAATACTTTTACATCAACTTTGGTTGTAAAGAATCTCTCGTCCTCGCCAAAATTGTTAGCATTATTTTCTTGGTTAAAATTTTGTTGAATAAATGCCTCGTATCTAAAGCCATTCTTTTTAAATACAAAGGAGTTGATTTGTCCTGTACCCGCTATGAAGGGCACGAGGAGCTGATTCATCTGTTGCTGATACTCTGTTCTAATATTAATTGAATAATTTATTGATACATATACAGGTATTGGCATATACACTTCTTCATAAACAATTTTTTTAACGGTTGTGTATCCATTGTTTTGAGTAGAGATCGTTGCCGCCGCTATATCATTTTCCATAAACTCAGATGATTTGACAGACTTTATTTTTCTGCCGACGATATATGAGTGATTTTTGTATCCACGAGGACCAGATACTGGGAGCGGGTTGTGTGCTTGATACGATCCCTTGAAAGATGGGTCCTTTGTTATTTCTCCACGATCGATTGTTATCAGTGGTAATTTTAGATGCCCACCTGCATCTCTTAGGGTTACATCATTTTTAATTTGAAATGCTCTTTCGGAAGATAGCCAAGTAACAGGAACTTTCTTAAAGCCTCCGTTTGATGTGACATGAAGATTTAAGATCTCATCAACATATTCATAAAATCCAACATCGATATTTTCAAGTGACGAGCCTTGTATGGCTGATCCATCAGTTTCAACTGCCATCGAATAATCCCTCTCTCGCATCAATACACATGGCTGTTATTTCAAACCTGTGGTCTATTTGTCCAAATAATTGTTTTGGCTCAATGAGTTTAACTATCTCATAAAAATTAGTGCCATACCTTACAAAGTCGCCCTCACGAACAAAAAGGTTTTGATCCTCTGTTAATCTTCTTTTATGAAAGTTGATTGTTATAGATTCTTTCTTGTCCATGCCAATGCTTTCTAAATACGAAGTCTCTGAACCTGCATACTCAACGAGAGCATGCACTCTTACGGGATGTAAAAAACTTTTTTCTATGGCCTCGCCGTATACTGGGTGAAAGTTGGTTCGGTCAATATCAATTGGGAAATATAGGACCTGTTGGCCAATGACTCTCTCGATGATCTCGTCGTTGACTTGCTTGACGAGGTTTCTTTCCTTCTCTCCAAGAAAGAGAGGAGGTGGTGGAGATGCTGGTTTTGACCATTTGTTGTCCGCCATTTATTTATCCTCGTAGCATACGAACTTTCATTCGTTGTTTATTTTCATTTGTATTTCTATCTTTAAATCTCCGAAGAACATTTTTAATGAAGATCTCTCCTCGCTCGGTCTCCAAGGCTTCATTGGCTGTATCACGATTGTCAAACTCTGTCAACCAGACTTCAAGAGCCGCTTCCGATTTCTTTGAATAAACTTCATCGGAACTTGCTTTAAGATTAAGTGGGAACGAGGCAGCAATATTTCCTTCATCCTCAACGACACTTTCTAATGTGGTATATGTATCTTCTTCTCCAACAGTTATCGGGAAAGTGTATGGGCTCAAAGCAGATCTGTCGTCAAGTAGGGTCACATACATAAGCCTTACAAATTCTCTTTTAACTAGGGAGTCTTGATTCAAAGCAAGAATGAATATACCAACATCTTCTGGTGGTAAGCCTGCCTTTATCATCCATTCGGTATCTACATCAGCATAGGATTCAAATTCTACCTCTGGATAATACTCTACATTGGTTCCCTCGTAGTAGTCCATATCAACCATTACAGGTTGCCAATCACCAACACTATTGTCGGGTTCTATATGTTTGTTTAGAATGCGAGTGATTCCAAAATCAGAGTCTGTGCCGTAACTAGATACATTTAAAACCATTTGAGCGATTGCATTAAATCCATCCTCAACATAAGGATCCGTAAAGAGATCAAAACCAAATCCACCATTTCGATTGGAATCACCAACAATTCGTAGTATCTCTCTTACATTGTCCGGTTCCACAATATATAGGTTGATGTCAGCCGCCGCCATTTCCATCTGGAGGTTATTGAATTGGAGTTCAAGGTAAGGAGTATCGAAAGTGGCATTGGAATACATTGGAATTATACTATCAGGATAAACTTGATCGTCATTAAACCAAACGGCAAATGAATCACTATGTGCTTCAAACATATCTGCGATATCACTATAGTTGTCTCTGAGAACCTCGTCAGTAATTGGGACTCTAACATATGCTTCGACATCAATTGAGTCCATATATGGATATTGATCATCGCCGATATATGCATCAGCTTTTACTATGTACCTAGTAGGGCCACCTAAATCATTAACAGCATCCTGAATTATTTCATCTAGATCTTGTTGGGACAAGCCTGTTTGAAATCTATCTTTTAGCTCCCTCTGAAGTGTGATATCGTAGTTAAGATTACCGGGCATTGTTATTTTTGCTGCTGGTATATTGAGAGCACTCGCAAACATGAGAGGCATGTTGTCTCTAACGGTCGCTCCACCATCTTCATAACTTCCACCAAACCTTTCAAAGTTTTCTAGAGGAAAATTTAAATCGCCATCATCAAATCTATCAACACCATCAGAATTAGCGATCTTGTTGATCTCGTCTGTTTGTGCGGCGGCAACAAAATTACGAACATATTTGTTAAATCCAGCAGGTGCTTTACCATATGTCTTTTGATCCGGAACAGCAACTCGTGTTACCTCTCCTGTCTCAGGATCTGTGTATGCTACATTCCTAATCCTTACACGGGCAACGGGTTCAACAAATCCCTCAAATCTATCATCATCAACAAACAACTCTTCATCACCAATTTCATCAAGGGCCTCCTGTGTGGGTTCAAGCTCAACATCTTCAAATGCTTTTGCTGGGACAGCATAGGCGATCATTCCGTTCGCATAAGCCTCGGCGAGAGCACAAATGTTAAACTCGTCAAAGCCTTGTATATCTCCCTTTCTAGAAGGTGGAGAGTGACAGGAGGTAACCTGAACGAAGTCAGACATGCGGAATACATCAACTGGATGTCTTGAGTAGATCACATAAGTGGGCTCAAAAAGTCTGTCAAAGTTAGATTGTATTTGATACATTTCTCTTTCGTCGCTTATCAATTTGGAATAATCTTCTAAGTCTTCTAATAGGTCCTCAGTTCTTGTATTCTCTTTGTTAGCAAGATATTCATAAGTTAAACCAGAACCACGGCCAAAGTAAAGGTTGATACCTGTTCTCATTTTAGCGACCAATGCTCTTGCTGGAAGTCCATATTTCTTGCCGAGTGCTTTTATTCCCTCTCTATACTCATCAGCCAGTTCGCCTGTAATTGTCCCATCTGGTGATTTAGATTGTAATTTATCCCTCAAAGTATTTTGTTCTTCATATGATCTTTTGCTAATGTTTTTCCTCTTTTCAAACATTGAGGATACACCCTTTGAGGTGAAAGCATTCATTTTCTGAATGAGCTTTTGGAGAGTCATCTTTACATATTGAGGGTTTCTAATGTATTGTCCCTCCGATGCTGATGATCCATCATTAGGGTCATATTTAGGATTCGGCTTTACTAGTGTATATTCTTTGTACAGTTCGATAGCCCTATCGCCCTCATGATCTGCAAGATTCCAACCAAACTCACCGAGTCTTTTGATCATTTTTCCAAAAGGGTTCGCATCGCTAAGAGTTCCAAACTCACGAATGATTCGATATTTATCACC